TTACCCATTGGCGCGGCTTAAGAGCTTATTTTTGAATTCACAATGGTCACGATATAACCATCTTGCTCGCCCGTGGATAACTTTGGCTTTTGGCAGGTCGCCGGACTTAATCCGGTCATAGATGAAGGTTTTACCGAAGCCAGTATCGGCCATGATGAATTTCAAATCAACCAGTGAATCAGGTTGTAGTTCGTGTTGCATGAGTGCTATCTCCGAATAGGGAATCGAACCTGCAAATCAGGCAAGAAAAAACCGCCATCAGGCGGCTTGGTGTTCTTTCAGTTCTTCAATTCGAATATTGGTTACGTCTGCATGTGCTATCTGCGCCCATATCATCCAGTGGTCATAGCAGTCGTTGATGTTCTCTGCTTCGATAACTCTGTTGAATGGTTCTCCATTCCATTCACCTGTGACTCGGAAGTGCATTTATCATCTCCATAAAACAAAACCCGCAGTAGCGAGTTCAGATAAAAGAAATCCCCGCGAGTGCGAGGATTGTTATTCACCTTTGACGACAAGTTGCAGGTTAGCCACGGTTAACCTCCTGCGGCGGTTCTGGTAGAGGCATCCTTCTTTAACCAGATGCTCAAACTTGCTGTAATAACCGATACGGCTTAGTGTTTCTTTCCCTGCATTCTCGCCTTCTTTGAGAATTCCTCTTTCGCTAAGAATCAGATCGTGTTTTGTTCCGGTAATAACATATTTGCCTAGGTCTATGTTTAGCTTCATTGTTAATTACTCCATGTTAATTTATTCGTATGCCTGCTCTTTCTTCATCGAGTTTTTTTAGCTTGTATCGCATAGCTCTTACTGAATAAATTGAGCGGCAGGTTGCAATTGCTATTTCTTCTGCGGAGAACTTACCGAAAAGTGATACTTCGGCTCTTGTCCATCGTCTTCCACGAAGTCGGCTAACAATGTCAGCGCCAATCCTTGTTGCTTTCGCCATTACTGCTTTTTCAGTCCTTTCCAGTTTTTCAGCGATAACTTCAACTGGCATTGTCGCCGCTACTTCGCGTAAGAAATCGACTTCCCATTTCTCCCATGGAGTCTTTTTCATAGGCGATACCGTTATTTGATAAGAAGTGAAGGTTTCCCAACTTTGAGTTGAGCGCCGGGGATATTTATTCCTGCTTTTAGTTGGTGTTTGATTGCCAACTTGTCGGCTTTAATTGTCGTTTCAAACTCAACGTATTCAGGAGGAATGGCGCTTGAGTCGATGATTTCTACAGTTTCTGACGGTTTGCGGATTGTTACCTGGTGAATACCTGCTCGAATCTTTTTCTTGCCAACCATTTCAAGCGATGACGCTATATACGCCATAATGTTGTCAATCTTATTTTGAATTACTGCGGCTCGTTCATTTAGTGACTTTGCCTCTTCCTTGAGGCATTCAGCATAACCAGATTCATTTTTAATAATGGCAAGAAGTTGCTCTATTTTATCGGTAAATTCTCCTTCCATGCCTTCTATTGTGTCAGCAATCATCTCTGGTTCTAAATCTGAATCCATCAGCTTTGCGTATTCATTGGCAATTTCATACAGTTTGCTCATTTGCCATTCCTCTCAGTGGAGATCCCAGAAGAAACCTCAGCAACTATCCTTGCCTCGCAGGCGTCGACAAAGCTACCAAACGACCCAAGATACTCATTCATGAATGTGGCTCTCCATTTTCCTCTTTGCTTGTGAAACCCAACTCCAGTAATGCCAGATGTGTTATTTTTCTGTTTTCTCTTGTTCAGAAGATTTATTTGCTGAGAGACGCACCTAAGGTTTTCTATTCGGTTATCACTCGGGTTTCCATTGATATGGTCTATTACCATCCCTTCTGGAATTTCACCGTGGTGAATTTCCCATACAACCCTATGCACGTATTCTCTTTTTCCGTTAATGCTTACAATGCAATGGCCAGATTTTGTTTTTCCTCCTGCCTTATCACCAGCCCTCATCCATCGTGCTGGCTTAATCCGCCAAAAAAGCAATCCATCTTCATAACGAAACAATTCAGACGCTTTCATGCCGAATCTCTATTTTTTCTTTACATTCCATGTAGACTGCCTGGACGTTTTGTTGCAGCTTCATACCATGTGTGAGCCTGTAGGCATTAGCGAAGATGCGCTTAAGGTCATCCATGTTTTCAGCCTGAGCCATTTCATCACAAAGAAGTTGTGCTTTATCCGTTATTTCCTGCTGGCGTTTCCGTTCATCTTCGCGGATATCTTCCTCTGATTTGTGCGGCATAACTGGTTCAGTCCACACACCTTCTTCTTCGTTTAGTACGTGAATAGCACTATCAAGACGTGATGCCTTAGGCCAATACTTGCTTGCACGCTTTACGACCGTCTTTCGCGCCATCTCATTCCAGTGATTTACCCATGGTCCTTTATCGCTGAAGGCCGCCTTGCTTGTTTTCCTTACAGCCTCAATTTCAGCCAGACTCATCTCTTCCGTTAGATAATCACCTGCTGGCGTCTTAACTGTGCAGTAAACGCCAACGATATCACCACGATCACCGAAGGCGTTGTATTTATGGGTTGGTGCTTTATCAAGCCCGTTTGACTCATAGGTATCGTTAGCATGAACAAGTTTTGCCTGACCCCATGAGATAACACCAGACTCCATTGCAATATGGAGCAATCCCATATAACTGATATCAAGGCACACCATGCCGTCGCGCGGAACCAGATAAGCCAGTTTGCTGGCCGGGTTTAAGGTGATGCCGATCGCCGCAACGTTGATGATAGCGTTCTGTGCGCTGGTCGGATTTGCCAGTGCCGTTTTAGCCAGGTAATCATTTTTCTGGAAATACTGAATTGCAAACTGGCTTTCCTTAGCCCATGTCACCGTCTGTTCAGTCAATGCTCCGCAGAATAACTGCTCTTGCTGTTTAACGAATTCAACGATATTGCTCATGCAGCTTCTCCAAAAATGTGTCTGCGTTTGAATATTGCGAAGGCATATTCAGCCTTAACTCTTTCGGTTATTGCATCCCAGAACCATTCAGCGGCTTTTTCCTGATAGTTACAGTCATCATCTTCCAGCCAGTCGATAGCGTCCTTAGTGTGTTCATCTGGTTTATATGAGCGAAGCATTTCGCTTATTGGGTCGCAACGTTTGCAGAGGCGATCAACTTCACTGTTGATTCGTTCGTAATCTTCATCAGTAAAACTTGCGATTATTTGCGATATTTCACGCTTATCATTCAGAGTCAGAATCATCATCTTTCTCCTGTTCTTTGTGCTGATTGAGCATTTCTTTCATCTGACGAATGAATTCTTCGTCTGACCAGTTATCTGTAAAACTCATTTCCTGCGATACCACGGAAGGTTGATAGCTGATTTCATCGCTTTATTTGCTTCAAGCCACATTTTTGAATCACCAATAAATCGGGCTATTACTGCTTTGTTCTGTGCAGCACGAAGCATCTGGTGATTAATGGCTATTTCATTGCGCATAACGCCTCCAGTTGTTTCTTTGCTGCTCTGATTAATTGTTTAACTCGGCGTGATAATTCAGATTCGTGCGGGTAGAAAGCGGACATGACGCCGCTACCCGCGAGCTGAAAGTGCATCATGGGTAACTCCTTATATTTGATTGCATAACGAAAACGCCTCGAGTGAAGCGTTATTGGTATGCATATAAAAAAGCCCTCACACTGGAGGGCAAAGAAGATTTCCAATAATCAGAACAAGTCGGCTCCTGTTTAGTTACGAGCGACATTGCTCCGTGTATTCACTCGTTGGAATGAATACACAGTGCAGTGTTTATTCTGTTGTTTATGCCAAAAATAAAGGCCGACTATGCGGCCTCGGAAGGAAGTCCAATCATCTTATTCAAATCTTCTACCCGTAAAGCAGGAAGTGCTGCACTTGCTTTATCTGCTTCTTTTGGTAGCAACTCTTTGCTTTCAGGCCAGACCTCAATAAGTCGCTTAACTGTTGTGACTGAGTTCAAAGCAGCCCATACATTTGATTCGATATCCTTTTTCCTGGCTTCAAGTTTTTGTTGCAATTCGCAGATTTCATCAAACCTTTTTGTTATTTTGTGTTCTGCGTCAAACATGCATTTATCTTTGTTGGGGGTAGGGAGAAATATATCTTCACCGTTGCCGTCTTTTCCGTATGAATGCCAGCCAACCCTTCTTCCAGATACAGTCAGATAAATCGAACTTGAACTGACATCGCGTGAGTAAAATGAACATCCAAGCTTTTGAAGTTCCTCACTTGCAGCCATTAACTTTGATGCCAGCTGGTCCACTTCTTCGGTTTTCTTTTTCCCGCCAAACGCAATAACTCTGGCGTCAAGTGCAAGCTGGTTCTTTAACTTTGTTACTTCTTCAAGTTCAGTGAAAACCCCAGACTTAATTAAAGCGTTACGAGCGATTTCCTCTTTCATTCTCGTAGTTAAGCGGATTGATGACATATTAATTCCTCTCAAATAAGTGGTTTGCTGCCTAATTTCATTTTCTGGCGACCAACACAAGTCACCTCGCCGTCAGTTGTTTTGATTTCCGGTAGCCTGCCGCGTAAATGGCTACGTTTGGAAGACATACACCAGTTTCTGGTTGCTTATGTCCAAACTCATTCGCGTACACAATGGCCGCTCGCTCCAGATTGCGTCTGTATTCTTTCTGTTGCCAGATCACGTCCTGTGCCATGAACTTAATTGGCTTAGCGTCTTCTATGCGCTCAGGCGTTTCGTGAGTACCTTTAGCCTGAATCTGCGCTCTGCTTAGAGTAGGGCGGTGTAATACTTCTGAACTTATTGCTTCTTCGCGGGCCAGTACGCCGTTAGCTAATGCCTTTGCCTTTAAACGCTCACGACGACGAGAACGTGAATTGCCTTTGAACTGAGTTCTGCGTGTCATATAGACCTCCTGATGAACTTTGGTGGTGTGGTAGGTGGGAGACCCATTTCGACCTGTTTCGGCCTACTTCAATTCGGCAATAGTCCCGCAGGCCTCGCCGCTTTACGTGCGGCATATTCCCGTCCATGAACCCTTCACCACACCCCAAAGTTCACTTTGGTTATTGCGCTTTGTCAGCGCCGTAGATTCATATTCGAATCGTTGTATATTCACCGCCCTGGTGAGTAGTGCGTCCTGCTGATGGGTAAACTTTATCGGAATGATAAATTAATGGCAATAGCAAAATGATAAATTCTTTTGATTTTCAAATATCGTATTGATTCTTATGGTGTTTTATTTTGTTGTAGGAATTCGACAGGATAAATAAAGAGATTTGAGGGAGATCTGGATTGCGTGGTTTAGCAAGTTGTATCAATCAGTTTTTCAATAAATACAATGAGTTATGTTTTTTTAGGTGGGGGGATCGTGAGGCAAAGAAAACCCGGCGCTGAGGCCGGGTTATGTAGGCATTATGCGGCTTTTTTGGTGTGTGCTGACGAGCGAGCCAGAATCTCGTTAATGAGAGATCTCAGGGTCATTGCATCTTTGTGCAGAGTGGACATGGTTTTCATTGCGTTTCCTCGGTTTATTTTATGGTACTAGCCTAGTTCAAATAGACTATATGAAATCTTGATTTACTATTAAGGCCATTGGGTTGGTGGAAGATCGTGGGTTTTTATCTGCGTATTTGCTTCCACACATTTATCATAGTCTAATTTCTCTACAGCAAGCAATAGTGATTCAGCATACATCAATCCTTGTTTGATGTTCATAACATTTATGCTTGCACTTGCGGCATCCATATCCTTTGCTGTCTCTACCATGTGCTCAAAGCTTTGAGCAATAGAGTCAACACCGTTTTTCATCCTTGTAAACACTAATTTTAGCTCATCAAGGCTTGGATTCGTTAGATCATACATCCCATGCATTCCATGGGCTTCGAATAACTCTGACAACGATCTAAGGGCGAAGTTCACAGAATCAATAACTTGGTCGTACTTTTTCTTATCAAGATCATTCATTAAAAATATAACCTTTTAACTATTTGATATTGCTGCATTTATATCAATATATGTATTTCACATATATCACCCAAACGTCTCTTCAGGTCACTGGCTATCAGCTATGTGACGATAAAGTCACGAACTTTTCAGCCACTCCCTTGCCTCGATGTCATCCAGATGGCGTGACTGCTTCAGAATACCAGCCACATACTCCACCTTTGCTACTTGATGATAAGGCAACGTTATTGGTCTGTGGTCCTGGTTGATGCTTGTAAACTGGTATTCTCCGTCTCTGTCATAGCCAAGAACTTTGATCATGTTGTGTCCTTCAACGGTTCTGACAAACACCTCATCACCCGGGAATACTTTGGTGTTAGGCTCAATGAGTACATATTCTCCTGATTTTATTCTAGGCCACATGCTGTCTCCTTTCACACGAAGGCCAAAGGCATCTGGATCATCGCTATAAATTTTGAGCCACCCATCGCGCTCTTCGGTCATCTCGATGGCACCATCAACACCAAGAATTGCCTCACCAACCACGCGCACTAACCCTTTTCTTACCTGACCGACAAAAGTTAAAGAATCTGAGCATGATGCAATTGGTGTTACATCATGTACCAAATCAAGCCACCCATTAGGTAACCCAAGTGCGGCTTCAAATTTTCTTGCTAGTTTATCCCCTATGTTTCGAGTGCTTTTTTCACCGGAGACTTGCGTGAGTTGAGAAGGGCTAACCCCAAGCTTATCGGCAAAGCTTGCATTAGTGTTACCCGCGATTTTTTTATGCTCATCTAGCAAAAACGCCAGATTCGATTTGCGAATATCTTTGTTTTCCATCTCACAATTTTCCCTCTATTTAGCAAATGGATAAATACGCAATATGATAAATTTACATTGCGGCTGGTTTATCAAAATGGTAAAGTTATTCTGTATGATAAACGGAGGCACTAATGAGTAATGAACTACTACGCTGGCGAAAAGAGGCTTCTAGTGAGGAATGGAAGCGACTCGCCGCATTAGCGAAAACTTCAGTTGGCTATCTTGACCAGATTGCATATGGATTTCGAAGAGCTTCCCCTGATAAAGCGAATGCAATCGAAGAAGCTACTCGTAATTTCACGGCCTATAAACCCGTGAAAAAGGAAAACCTGGTGTTCGTATCGCGTAGAGCATCAGCAGCATAAGTAACACCGCTCTTTTCACAATGGACATTCGTCCTACGTCGCTGACAAAGCGAGCCCCAAGATATCTGACCAACTAAGGTCATATGCGTTTCCACGCATACCTTTCAACTAACTATTCACTATTGGAAATATTAAGAAATGACACAAGCAAGTTACAGCAAGCCAACACAGCGAGAAATTGATCGCGCTGAAACTGATTTACTCATCAACCTGTCAACGCTTACCCAGCGCGGTCTGGCAAAGATGATTGGCTGTCATGAATCGAAGATAAGCAGAACGGACTGGAGATTTATTGCTTCGGTCTTGTGTGCTTTCGGAATGGCATCAGACATCAGTCCGATTAGCAGGGCTTTTAAGTATGCGCTTGATGGACTCACCAATAAAAAACGCCCGGTGTGCAAGACCGAGCGTTCTGAACAAATCCAGATGGAGTTCTGAGGTCATTACTGGATCTATCAACAGGAGTAATTATGACAAAACGTCGTAAGAAATACCAGGAAAAAGAAGAGATTCGACACCCTGATTCACCTGAGGGATTAGTGGTAGCCGCAGCAAATAACAGGGCGTTCGCAGAGCGCCTTGTTGGTGTTTACAGACTAGCCAAAGCAGGAGTGAAACATGGGCGTCGTTAAGTTAGCTGATTACAGGCATAACCCTGTACAACATCAGGAGGCATCCAGTATGGGGTATGTCTCTATACACCGCCAGTTTATGGACAGCAGGCTCTATAAGGACTCTCAGGCAGTACATCTTTGGCTTCACTTAATCCTCAAGGCTAATCACGAATCTACTGTCGTCAATACGGATATCGGTCCGATAACTGTTGATCGCGGTCAGATGATAACTGGACGCCCGTCGCTGGTCAGAGAAACATTCATCCCCGACAACAAAGTTCGGAGCTTATTACGGACTTTTGAGTCGAAAGGGATGCTTAATATTTGCTCGATGGGGAAGAAATTTAGCCTGTTTACAATCGTTAAATATGACGATTTTCAGGCAAAAAATTGTCCAACGGTTGTCCAACGGTTGTCCAACGCAAACACCAGTAATGGCGCGGCTCTCAGCGGAGATTGTCCAACGGTTGTCCAACGGTTGTCCATAAACAATAATATAAATAATATCTCTAATACTGACGTATTAGAGAGTGCCACAGCAGACAAAAAGTCTGACAAGAAAAAACCTTCCGTTAGCTGTCAGGATGTTGTCGATGCTTACCACGAAATCCTTCCTGAAGCGCCAAGAATCCGCGCACTGAATGACAAGCGTAAAAACCAGATCCGAACGTTCTGGCGCAAAGCCGGAGTGATAACCCGCCAGCTTGACGGGCATGGGTTCACGATGCAGGACTGGAGAAATTATTTGAGCTACGTAGGCGAAAATTGCCGATGGATGTTCGAAGAACGCCCAAACCATCAACGCGGAACCGTCTGGCACAAAAAGGGATTTGATTTCCTGCTTAACGACAATACCTACCTGAAAGTTCGTGAGGGTGAACACGATGACCGATAATTTTTATGCGCCGCCCCATAGCATCGAGGCAGAGCAGGCGGTGATTGGTGGATTGCTTCTGGATGATGACAGCAGTGAGCGCGTCCAGAAAGTTCTGGCGATGCTGAAGCCCGATTCATTTTACAGCCGACCACACAAAATCCTTTTCGAAGAAATAACCAGAATGCACTGGGAGCAAAAGCCAGTAGATGGCCTGACGCTTTTCGATGAACTGGAGCGTAAATCGTTAACGGTGTCTGTTGGCGGTTTTGCTTATATCGCTGAGATCGCAAAGAACACGCCAAGCGCAGCAAACATCGTTGCCTATGCAATGCAGGTTCGTGAAACCGCAATGGAACGCTACGCCATCAACCGCATGACTGAAGCGACGGAATTGCTCTATTCCCGCAACGGAATGACTGCGACGCAGAAGTACGAAGCTATTCAGTCGATTTTCACGCAACTGACAGACCATGCAAAAACCGGATCGCGTCGCGGCCTTCGTTCATTTGGTGAGGTCATGGAAGACTGGGTTAGCGACCTTGAGAAGAGATTTGACCCATCAGGAGAACAACGGGGAATGAGCACAGGGATCCCATCGTTGGACAGGATGCTGTCACCGAAAGGTCTGGTGAAAGGCTCTCTGTTTGTCATTGGCGCTCGCCCTAAGATGGGGAAAACGACGCTATACAGCCAGATGGCAATCAATTGCGCAGTGCATGAGAAAAAGCCCGCATTGATGTTCAGCCTTGAAATGCCAGGTGATCAGATACTGGAAAAACTGGTAGGGCAGAAGTCTGGTGTTAACCCGAATATTTTTTACCTTCCGGCGACAAATGACGCCGATGACGGCTATCAGGGTGATTACGATGGTGACTTCAACAGGGCGATAGAAACAGCCAATCGCTTGAGTGAAATAGACCTGCTTTACATCGACGACACGCCGGGATTATCTCTGGCTCAAATCGTCAGCGAAAGCCGTCGAATCAAGCGAGAAAAAGGATGTGTTGGCATGATTCTGGTCGATTACCTGACACTAATGACCGCTGAGAAGGCCGATCGCAACGACCTTGCTTACGGCATGATCACCAAAGGACTGAAGAACCTTGCCAAAGAGCTTGATTGCGTTGTTGTGCTTCTGACGCAGCTTAACCGCGCACTGGAAAGCAGAACCAATAAACGCCCATTACCAAGTGACTCACGAGATACAGGGCAGATTGAACAGGATTGCGATTATTGGGTCGGGATCCATCGTGAAGGCGCTTTTGATGACAGTGTTCCACCTGGTGAAACTGAACTAATCCTTCGTCTCAATCGTCATGGCAATACCGGCACGGTGTATTGCATTCAGGCAAATGGCGCTATTTATGACACAGACCAACAGTCTGCTGAAATGCGCCGACGTGAACGCGAGGAACCGCAGTCCAAGAAGAAAGGAGGATTCTGATGACCATCTACATCACTGAGCTAATAACAGGCCTGCTGGTAATCGCAGGCCTTTTTATTTGGGGGAGAGGGAAGTCATGAAAAAACTAACCTTTGAAATTCGATCTCCAGCACATCAGCAAAACGCTATTCACGCAGTACAGCAAATTCTTCCAGACCCAACCAAACCAATCGTAGTAACCATTCAGGAACGCAACCGCAGCTTAGACCAAAACCGAAAGCTTTGGGCTTGCCTTGGTGACGTCTCTCGTCAGGTTGAATGGCATGGTCGCTGGCTGGATGCAGAAAGCTGGAAGTGTGTGTTTACCGCAGCATTAAAGCAGCAGGACGTTGTTCCTAACCTTGCCGGGAATGGCTTTGTGGTAATAGGCCAGTCAACCAGCAGGATGCGTGTAAGCGAATTTGCGGAGCTATTAGAGCTTATACAGGCATTCGGTACAGAGCGTGGCGTTAAGTGGTCAGACGAAGCGCGACTGGCTCTGGAGTGGAAAGCGAGATGGGGAGATCGGGCAGCATGATGCGATGTTATCGGTGCGGTGAATGCAAAGAAGATAACCGCTTCCGACCAAATCAACCTTACTGGAATCGATGGTGTCTCCGATGTGAAAGAACACCAACAGGGGTGTTACCACTACCGCAGGAAAAGGAGGACGTGTGGCGAGACAGCGACGAAGTATCACCGACATAATCTGCGAAAACTGCAAATACCTTCCAACGAAACGCTCCAGAAATAAACGCAAGCCAATCCCAAAAGAATCTGACGTAAAAACCTTCAACTACACGGCTCACCTGTGGGATATCCGGTGGCTAAGACATCGTGCGAGGAATACAAGGTGATTGACCCAAATCGAAGTTACGAACAAGAAAGCGTCGAGCTGGCTTTAACGTGCGCTAATTGCGGTCAGAAGCTGCATGTGCTGTAAGTTCACGTGTGTGAGCACTGCTGCGCAGAACTGATGAGCGATCCGAATAGCTCGATGCACGAGGAAGAAGACGATGGCTAAACCAGCGCGAAGACGATGTAAAAACGATGAATGTCGGGAATGGTTTCACCCTGCATTCGCCAATCAGTGGTGGTGCTCTCCAGAGTGTGGAACCAAGATAGCACTCGAACGACGAAGCAAAGAACGCGAAAAAGCGGAAAAGGCAGCAGAGAAGAAACGACGACGAGAGGAGCAGAAACAGAAAGATAAACTTAAGATTCGAAAACTCGCCTTAAAGCCCCGCAGTTACTGGATTAAACAAGCCCAACAAGCCGTAAACGCCTTCATCAGAGAAAGAGACCGCGACTTACCATGTATCTCGTGCGGAACGCTCACGTCTGCTCAGTGGGATGCCGGACATTACCGGACAACTGCTGCGGCACCTCAACTCCGATTTGATGAACGCAATATTCACAAGCAATGCGTGGTGTGCAACCAGCACAAAAGCGGAAATCTCGTTCCGTATCGCGTCGAACTGATTAGCCGCATCGGGCAGGAAGCAGTAGACGAAATCGAATCAAACCATAACCGCCATCGCTGGACTATCGAAGAGTGCAAGGCGATTAAGGCAGAGTACCAACGGAAACTCAAAGACCTGCGAAATAGCAGAAGTGAGGCCGCATGACGTTCTCAGTAAAAACCATTCCAGACATGCTCGTTGAAGCATACGGAAACCAGACAGAAGTAGCACGCAGACTGAAATGTAGTCGCGGTACGGTCAGAAAATACGTTGATGATAAAGACGGGAAAATGCACGCCATCGTCAACGACGTTCTCATGGTTCATCGCGGATGGAGTGAAAGAGATGCGCTATTACGAAAAAATTGATGGCAGCAAATACCGAAATATTTTGGTAGTTGGCGATCTGCACGGATGCTACACGAACCTGATGAAAAAACTGGAGACGATAGGATTCGACACCAAAAAAGACCTGCTTATCTCAGTGGGCGATTTGGTTGATCGCGGTACAGAGAACGTCGAATGCCTGGAATTAATCACATTCCCCTGGTTCAGAGCTGTACGTGGAAACCATGAGCAAATGATGATTGATGGCTTATCAGAGCGTGGAAACGTTAATCACTGGCTGCTTAATGGCGGTGGCTGGTTCTTTAATCTCGATTACGACAAAGAAATTCTGGCTAAAGCTCTTGCCCATAAAGCAGATGAACTTCCGTTAATCATCGAACTGGTGAGCAAAGATAAAAAATATGTCATCTGCCACGCCGATTATCCTTGTGACGAATACGAATTTGGAAAGCCAGTTGATCATCAGCAGGTAATCTGGAACCGCGAACGAATCAGCAACTCACAAAACGGGATCGTGAAAGAAATTAAAGGCGCGGACACGTTCATCTTTGGTCATACGCCAGCAGTGAAACCACTCAAATTTGCCAACCAGATGTATATCGATACCGGCGCAGTGTTCTGCGGAAATCTCACATTGATTCAGGTACAGGGAGAAGGCGCGTGGGCATAAGAGAACTAAACCTCACCAAAGAACAGCATGAGTGGCTGAATGGCTGGCTTGAACTGTGGGGCGCATGGGTTTATTCAGGTCGTCTGGAAAAGCGCATGAGCAGCGTAATAGCGAAGTTCATGGAGAGCGTAGAGCCGGGAAGAGTTATGACAAGGCCAATGTGCAATGATGATGATGGAATGTTGATTTCTCAGGTCGTCGATTCCGTCATGTACATTGACAAGAAAGCCTTTGGCATCCTCCTCAGCTACTACGCTCATGGTTCATCTAAGCGAGCAATTGCATCCTACTATCACGCGACTGCAAAGCCACGCAAGATGTGTGGACGTGGTGGCGAGGGATGTAGAAAACCTTCACTGGCAACCTGTAGAAACGAAATTGACGACATCCTGAAAGCGTCGTTATTTGTTTTGTACCAGCCAATGCAAAATGCTTTCAAAATGCGTAAACGTGTTGAGAAAGTTAAGCATGTTGCTGTTAAAAGCCTTGACATGCAATTATCCATTTAGCCATAATTAGAAGGTAAGCTGCCGTTAGTGACTCTTAAGTTGCAACGGTGGCTTTTTTTATTTGGGTCAGTCGTATAAAGGTCATTACGGAAGGCTGTTAACCTTCTTATCGTGGTTCGAGCCCACGCTGTCCCGCCAAACATGCTGGTTTAGCTCCAATGGTAGAGCAGTCGCCTTGTAAGCGAATGGGTAGCGGTTCAAGTCCGTTAACCAGCACCATAACTGAGCCGTAGCCACTGGCTATCCTGAATTCATCAGTGATAGTTACGCTGCGGCCTTCTACACATGATCTTCGTGAAAGCGGGTGGCAGGAGGTCGCGCTAACAACCTCCTGCCGTTTTGCCCGTGCATATCGGTCACGAACAAATCTGATTACTAAACACAGTAGCCTGGATTTGTTCTATCAGTAATCGACCTTATTACTAATTAAATAGAGCAAATCCCCTTATTGGGGGTAAGACATGAAGATGCCAGAAAAACATGACCTGTTAGCCGCCATTCTCGCGGCAAAGGAACAAGGCATCGGGGCAATCCTTGCGTTTGCAATGGCGTACCTTCGCGGCAGATATAATGGCGGTGCGTTTACAAAAACAGTAATCGACGCAACGATGTGCGCCATTATCGCCTGGTTCATTCGTGACCTTCTCGACTTCGCCGGACTAAGTAGCAATCTCGCTTATATAACGAGCGTGTTCATCGGCTACATCGGTACTGACACGATTTGTTCGCTTATCAAACGCTTCGCTGCTAAAAAAGCCGGAGTAGAAGATGGTGGAAATCAATAATCAACGTAAGGCGTTCCTCGATATGCTGGCGTGGTCAGAGGGAACTGATAACGGACGGCAGAAAACCAGAAATCATGGTTATGACGTCATTGTAGGCGGAGAGCTATTCACTGATTACTCCGATCACCCTCGCAAACTTGTCACGCTAAACCCCAAACTCAAATCAACAGCAGCAGGACGTTACCAGCTTCTTTCCCGTTGGTGGGATGCTTACCGTAAGCAGCTTGGCCTGAAAGACTTCTCTCCCAAAAGCCAGGATGCAGTGGCATTGCAGCAGATTAAAGAGCGTGGCGCTTTACCGATGATTGATCGTGGTGATATTCGTCAGGCTATTGATCGTTGCAGTAATATTTGGGCTTCATTGCCCGGTGCTGGCTACGGTCAGTATGAACACAAGATCGATAGTCTGATTGCCAAATTCAAAGAAGCTGGCGGGGTGGTTAATGAAACTTCGCTATAAGCTGGTTATTTCTGCTTTCCTCCTGACTTTATTCGGTTCTCTCGTCTGGTCAGCTAATCATTACCACAATAAAGCCATTGAATACAAAAAACAGCGCGACGAAAACGCTATGGCATTAGATTCGGCTATGGCGACGATCTCTGATATGCAGAAGCGTCAACGTGACGTAGCAGAACTCGATGCCAGATATACAAAGGAGCTTGCTGATGCTAACGCGACTATCGAAAGTCTCCGTGCTGATGTTTCTGCTGGTCGTAAGCGCCTGCAAGTCGCCGCCACCTGTGCAAAGTCAACGACCGGAGCCAGCGGCATGGGCGATGGAGAAAGCCCAGGACTTACAGCAGATGCTGAACTCAATTATTACCGTCTCCGAAGTGGAATCGACAAGATAACCGCGCAGGTTAACTACCTGCAGGAGTACATCAGGACGCAATGCCTGAAATAAATTTTTTTGCAAATCACAAAGTCAATTTAATGAGCCTCGCGGTGCGGGGCTTTTTTATATCTGAATTTCACAGCGCATCTCACGCGCATATTAACGAGAGCCTTTCAGTAAGCGAGCCTGAGAAATGCCGTTATAGGTGGCGACCTCTCTCGGGCGGCTTTTCTGTGAGACAGGCTCACTTTCTAAAAGGTAAAGACGCTATGAATCATCAATTGGCTAATCTCGATTTCCGGGACATGGTTGTTGTTTCTGGTGATCGCGTGATCACAACCTCCCGCAAGGTAGCAGCTTACTTCGACAAGCAGCATCACCACATCATTCAGAAAATCGAAAAGCTAGACTGTTCGGATGAATTTCTAACCAGCAACTTTTCGCGGGTTACCTATGAACACAAGGGTAATCAGTATGTTGAATATGAAATTTCCAAAGACGGCGCGATGTACATCATCATGTCGTTTACCGGCAAAAAAGCTGCCGCCATCAAAGAGGCGTTTATCAAAGCATTTAATTGGATGCGTGACAGGCTGATGGAGATGGCTCACTCATACCAAAGAGAGCACAACGAGTTAATGCTGGAGTTCATGAAGGAAAAGGATGTTGCCAGTATGTCAGGACGCTTGCTGAACCGCTGGGGCAGGATCAAAAAACCGCAACTCATAGCAAGAATCGAAAGGCTTGAGCAGCAGGCGCAAATATCGATCCCCGGACTGCCAAAGTGACCATTCCAAAGCCCATCTACGGGTGGGCTTGATAATGAAACCGTGATTTACATCCCCACAATCCGGGTATGTAAAAGATAGTTCAGGCGAGAACAGATTTAACTAAATCTGTGCACCACCAGTTGCGGCAGTACAGCGAAACAACCCAAGCCAGAAAGTGGGGAAATAACACTGGCAGCCACTGAAAGATGAACCTCCTGCCTTATGGCAAAAAAGATTCTTTGTGGTGGCGGACTGATGGAAAGACATCGGTTATTGCAGAGGCCATTCAATGAGTGGTCTCGACAATGGCTTATACCCTGCACGGGATAACTTAACTGATATCCCTTTTAACGGATAAACGGAGCCAATAATGGCAGAGAATGTCGGCATTATGGCAGTGAAATTTGGATAAATCGGAGATTAGTACATATGCCGCCACGAATCCCAAAAGCCTGCCGTGTTCGCGGTTGCCGCCATACCACCACAGATCCGTCAGGCTATTGTGAAAGCCACAAAAGCGAAGGCTGGAAGCAATACAAGCCAGGCCAGTCCCGGCACCAGCGCGGTTATGGTTCGAAATGGGATGTTATCCGTGAACGTGTGCTCAAGCGTGACAAAGGCCTGTGTCAGTTATGTCTGCGTGCCGGTGTGGTGCGTGAGGCGAAAACCGTTGACCACATCATTCCTAAAGCGCATGGCGGCACAGATGCCGACAGCAATCTGCAGAGCCTGTGCTGGCCGTGCCATAAGGCGAAGACGGCCCGTGAACGGCTAAAGTGA